CCCATAACCCGATTAACGGGTTGTGTGTGAATCCTTCCCATAGGGAGGGTTACGGAGCGAAAACAGACAACTACCGAACTAAGCGTGGGTACTATCCCAGCTTAGGGCCACCGCAAGTTGCACGGTTTGCAGGCCCCGCCAAGTAGGATAAGTATATCATCCTACCTAGCCACCTGTTACCAGGCAGCTCTCCCCTTTAATAGGGAGGGTACCACCCCAGCTTGATGTCGACGGCATGGGGACGTCCCTGACGTTCCAAATGCTTGATGTCAAGAGGCTCAAGCCCCTCGTACAGCAAACATTTCATGAGGGCACCTTGACCACTGATCGGTGAGACCGGCGGCTTCGGGTGAACTACATAGCCCTTAACCAAAGGGCGATGTAAACGTTGATCAATAGACATGGACTGATAGCCCAAGTCTGACCAACGGCCCAGCACGGGAGATGTCGGACGCACAAGCGGATAATGAGGAAGAAACCCTTCCACCTGCTTGTCCAACCACTCAACAGTCGATCTATAACCAGCCTCCCAGAGGCGGTTACGGAGACTGACAAGTGAAACAATCTCCTGAACATCAGACCGTGATGAGGGGAATTCCATACGTACGCGTTGAATTGTAACATCAACGCCCGCGAAAAATTCCTTTCCACAGGACTCTCTGAACTTTCCAGTCCAGAAAGACTTCCCGTGGTTCACCTTGTAACCATATTGGTCAAGGCGATTCATCACAGACTGCACATAGTCGACGGGGATGATTAAATCATCTCCGTAGACACGCACCGAGTCACGGAAGGAAAGTATATCCCTCCGTGTCAGGGGTCGGTTGAGCGCATCTTGTATTCCAAGGAAGATAATGGTAAGGAAAACCATCGCTTCCATCGGAAACGTGAGCGCCGAACCCATAGACGCGAACTTGGCCAGGTGAATTACACCATGGTCAGGCACATCTGCCTTCGTGGATCTGCAATCTTGGACACCCACAAGTAAACGTGGGAACCTAGAGAGCAGACTCATTACATGCAGATTGGAGACACGATCGGATGCTTCACTTAGATCAAGTGTAGCGAGGTCCCCTGAAAAGGAACCCTCCTTGGCCAGACGCTGGTTAGGCGTCTGGTCCCGGAATCCAATCATCCCAAAAGCAGCGTTCAGACCATCACCGAAGTAATGGCCCGGAACGTCTTTGCTTTCGAGAAGATCGTAGAATGCACCGCGAAGGGCCTGTTGGCAATATTGCATTGCCGTGGGCTCGATCGCGATGATTCTCGGTGTCTTCAGCGTTTTAGGAACAAGAGTAACCTTCACAGGCCGCTCTTCTCCAGGTTCGAGGAAGCGGAAATCAGGTCTCTTCGGATCCTGATACATTTCTGTATCAGAGAAACGAGGACTCGGTATTGCATAGCTATCCCAAGGGAAGCTATGGTTCAACCGAGCAGGCCACTCTGACAGATCGTACTTAGAGTTTCCTCTGAGCCGATCTGCAGTAGCACCTGGTCCGTGCTTCGGCAACAATTCTTCTGAGACGAGCATTCGCTCGACCTCATTAAAAATATTGCCGAAAATGTGAAAAGACATAGTAGACAGCTCGTTAAGAGCCGCCATACTAGTTTCTTCATTCTTTTCACCCACTTCCTTCTCACACTTGAGAAATTCTAGTACTGCAGCGTCCTTACGGGCGTCAGTACAGTCGATGGCCACTTTGCCAAACATCAGCGTGAGCTGACGTACGGCTCGGATCGCATCGATATTCGGATTCTCAAGCAACCTACCTGTTTCACGATCGAACACTTGACTGGTCATACCCGACAAGAAAGCCGGGATTGCCCCTGCAGGGACCTTTCTAAAGGCCCTGAACGCAGAAGAGTCAATAAAACCTCGGTCAAGGCTTCTTTCGAAGTCTTTACCAAAGGTAGGGAGCGTGATCGTAAGATACGATACACTCTCTGTGTTCGTTCGTCGAAGGACAGTTTTGTAGTCCTTCGTGGTGCTTGTGCGACACCACATTGCCAGTTCATCGGCAATGTAACGCCAAAGCAATACCAGGCTTTTCATATCTCCTTCTTTCTGAGGGTAGATAGTCCTGGGTGATGTTCGCTGGAGGACGGGAGGCATTTCTGCCTCCCGCCCATCCTATCCCTTGTACTGGATAGTTTACCTCAGCTTTCGCTGCCGATAAACTTAGTCCAGTTCGCGTTGGTGGATGCAGCAAGGTTACCAGTAAGACCGGTAACCAGGTTGATCTGCTCCGCCACCGTGAATCCCACGGGAGGCACGTCGAGTACGAAGTACGTCGACATGCTGTACCGAAGATTCTGGGCAGCATTGAGCGGATCAGCTGCGACCTTCGCGAGATCGACGCGGACGGTGTGGCGATTACGCTTCCCATTGTTATGGAGAAGCGTCATCTTCACAAGACCATCCGCCGTCTGAAAGACGCCGTTGTTGAGACCTGACCCGATTCGGGGCAGACTCAACGCGGAGCCGATCGTAAGGGCTTGGGGATCAGCGAACATTACACACCTTGACTTCCAGCTTATGCTGGCGTTGAGTTGGACGAGCCTACTTTTGCAGGCCCGCTCATCCTAGAACGCTCTGGATAAACCCAGAGCAACGACCACAGCCTTTTGAGTGTCAGAAAGACCATCAAAAGTGAGGCCGAACCCATATGGTGATGCCTTCCACCGCATCTTCACGGCTTGTGTCTTCCTAAAATAGGAAGAAAAGCCAGCGGAGGCAGGCCAATCTCCCACGGCAGTAATGCCGCGGAAAGATTCTTTACGGTACATTTGATAACCGTAACGCATCACCAGACCGTCTCTACCTAAGCGAGAGATATTATGTATAATGTCTCCCGTGTTGGTAAACCAGTCAACAGCCCAGCTCCAAGGAGCTAGGTTCCACACAACTTCAGGCGTTAATTCAAGGCCAAGAATCTTACTGGCCTCTGCCTGATAGAAGCCCACTTTACTTCCAAAATCGGAAGGGGTGGGAATGTGGTACCTAAACGAACCAGAAAACCACTCATCCGTCTTGCTGCCAGTTTCGACAGTAACAGACAGATGGAGATCATTTTGCGCATCAATGTGCGATGATCCCGTAGCAGTGGCATGCTGTTCGTCAGCGGCTGGAAAGATGTATCGTCTCCGAATTTGTTTATCGGAGTACTTCATGTATCCATACATGATCTCGTGCCTATGCTTTACAGAATAGGCAAATTTCTTGAGATCGGATACAAGAGGTAGCCATCCGAATTCATAGTTCAAGTATTCATCACCGGCTTTACGCGCGGTGTGAACTTGAGACTTAAATGCGGATGACCCGATTACATGTGGAAGCCCATCGTTCCTCAACTCACCAAGAGCTGTGGAAAGCTG